CGAGACGCGCACCAGCTTGATGTCAACGGGAAACGCACCAGTCAGCGGGATGATGTAGTCACGCTGATAGCTGTTGGTGGTTTTGCCGCTGATCGTGTCATCGTTGACGGTGCTGTATCCGCCGCCGTTGTACTGCACCTGGATCTGCACACGCACCGAATGACCAACGATGTCGCCATCGTCTTCAATGATCTGGAGTGCTGGCAGTTGGACGGTGACGCGCACCCGATCCACGTCGGTGTCAGTGATCGTGCGAACGACGGGTGTTGGATAGGTAGCTTCAACGTTGACTGAGTTTTCCGACTCAGTGCCTTGCGTGCCAGCAATGTAGGCTTGCGCCTGCGTGCCTGACTTGAATTCAGTCGTGTAGCCGCTGAAGTTGGAGGCACCGCCTGGGCCGATGATCGGCGTTCCGTCAAGGTAGACGGACTTCAGCCCATCATCGAGGCCCTGAACTTCACCTTCGCTGATCAGGTCAAGGACGGTGCCGTATTGGACCGACTGAAGCGAGTCATCGGACTCGGTTGGTGTGTGCTGGCCACCGCCACCATCCTTGCCACCACCGCCACCACCTGCGCCGCGAATAAGTTGGTGTGCGGGAGTGCCGCGAGTGAGGTAGCTCATACGAGTTGATCCACGTCGAGGCCAGAGCTAATGACGGCTGAGCCGGTAAAGACTCGTCCGTAGGCGATCGGAACCGGCATTCCCTGCTTGCTGGTGTTGACGATGCCTGAGAAGGTGAAGCTCTCAAGGCGTGCCGCTTCCTTGCCGGTGTTGAGGCCGAGCTGCGGCTGAGGTGAGATCATTTGGGCGACGCCACCTAGGACGAGGCTTGCGCCAATACCGAATAGGGCGTTACTGGCAAAGGGAATGGCTGCTCCAGCGGCTGCGGCACCACCAAACGTTCCACCGGCTGCGGTCACCCCAGCAAAAGCACCGCCAGCAAATGGAATAAACGAGAGCGCAATAAGGCCGATACCGATAAGTACAGATGTCAATCCTCTGCCTGCACCCGCAATCACAGGTGTGATGCTGAATACTTCGCGTTCGCTCCAGGGGAGCAGCAGACCATCGGCTGATGCGGTGGTGATCTTCTCGCGGCCAACAGTGACACGAAAGTGCATCCCATCAGCCTCGCGGTCGATCAACCATTTGCCGAGGTCGGGAAAGTTGACGCACAAAGCCTTCAGTGCTTGAGCTGGTGTGTCAGCCTCAAACTCGAAACGGCATCGTCCGCCAAGGAGCTTACGGAGTGCGCCGTAGACCTTAACGACTTTCATGCCGTAGGACCATGGCCGTGTTCTTCACATAATAGCCGCCATAGACATCACGGCTCGACAGCCTGCCTTGAACGTGATGCAGGATCTGCTGATCACCTAGGTAGATCGCGGCGTGGTTGGGCAGGTTCGCGCCGAGCTGCATTAGCACGGAGTCGCCGCGCTCAAGTTCGGCGAAGGGGATTTGGCGAAAGCCTTGGCTTTTGTAGTTGTCGAGGTAGAGGTTTTCGCCGCGCTCCCAGAACAGGTCACGGCGCTCGAAGTTGGTCAGTTGAAGGTTCCACTCATGGGCATACCAGTCGCGCACCAGTGAGTAGCAATCGACGACGCCAAACACAAACTCCCTGCCGACGTAGGGGAGCTCATACTCGATTGGCTCGCAGCCTCCCCATTGCTCGGTCTTGGGATTGACTATGACCCATGGCAGGCCGGTGGCGTTGCAGCTGAGCTGGTCCGCTGGTGAGGGGGTGGGTTGCGTGGTTGGGTGGCTATGTACGACCGCCACGATTTCACCAGCGTCCTCGGCGGCTGCGTAATCCGCAGGGTCAAGCACGAAATGCTCGGATGGCGTGGCGGCGATGTTGCGGCAAGGGAAGTACCGGCGACGGCCTTTGACCACAACGATCAGTCCGCAGCACTCGCGGGGATCTTCGGCCTTGGCATGAGCGAGAATTTCAGCCTTGAGGCGATCGGTCAGGTTCATTGGGTGGTACGCCTCGGACGACGTGAAGGCATCGTGAGTGCCTTCAGTGGCTCAAGGCCTTCATTCAATCTATTGATAAATGTACTTACAGGAATGCCATAGCGCCTGCACCATTCGCGCTGGTGTAGTGTTTCACCGTTGATGGTGAACAGCTTATTGCTTCGCTTATTGGCGTGTTGCTCCATAGGTGTAGCCCACCGGCAGTTGTCAGGGCTATAGCCACGCGAATTATTAATGCGGTCAAGCGTGCGACCATTGGGACGTGGGCTCATGTCCTCGGCAAAGCTCTTGGGATCATGCCACCGCTTGCAGACCTCGATCCCCCTGCCGCCGTACAGATAAAAATCTTTACTGTTCTCGTTGTAGCACCTAGCCATCATGCCCTCCCATGTTTTGTAAAGAGGATGGCCAAACATTCCGTGTTTAATCGTGACTGGCGGAAGTGGGCTTGCTAAGCATCCGCATGACTTTGGCGTTCCTTTGCGCAAAGAGTTTTGAGACGCAAGTTTTCTGCCACCACAATCGCAAGCGCATTCCCAGATCACACTATGCCCGCTTCGTCCTGAAGTCGGCATCAATGCAACAAGAAGTCCGCAGCGATAGCCCGTAATGTCAGCCGGTTTTCTTCCCCTGGTCATAATTAAGGTAGTCGGACTTTCTTCCATGCTACCCTAGGCCACGAGTCCAGCGCCCGGATAACTCCCAAACGGCAATGGCGATGTGGCGCCGAACCGAAGTTTGCACGAGCTCAACCGCTTACCGCACTTGTCAGCGCCGAGGGTGCCGACGGGTTCATCCTTGGCGTTCCAGTAGTTGCTGCCGGTGTAGCCGCATTCGCCGGAGCGGTATTGCCATTGGCAGATGTTGGCAATGATTTGCCGCTTGGGCAGCATCATGCCTGCCAGGTCGAACTTGCTGGCTAGTTCCCACTGCACCACGTCGCGGGTTTCGGCGCTCTTACGGTCGATGTACCAGATTTCGTCGGCGAACTTTGCGTGCGGATCTGCGGTCGCCTCACCATCAAGGAATTTCTTCAGCGTGCGGATACGGGTGACGACCGCGCCACCGAGGTCGTTGCCTGGCGTGAAAGCATTGGCCATCAGCAGTAAGGCGCTGATCTCACCGCCGAGGTTGGCGACGCTGAGCGTCGGACGGGGGAGCGTTCCGGTGTTGCTGTACTCGAAACCCTCGGCTTGGATGGGCAGGCGGATGTAGGTCTGGCCGTTCCAGGTGATGTTGCCGGTTACAGCGGCATTGGTGCCCGCATGGAAGTAGTAGGTATCTGATGCGCCGTGGAGCGCTGCGATCAGTTCAAGCTCAAACAGTTCGATGATGGCATTGGGTGCCAGCGTGGCCAGTTCTTCGTAGACGCTGCTAACCGCCTGCCATGTGACGGTTGCATCGGTGATGATGCTGCCGATGTCTGTTGGCCATGCCGGTTCAGTGCTGGCGCTGGTGCCCGCCACGGTGCAGCGAAAGACCAAGCCGCTGGCTTGCAGCACCGTTGAACGGCAGATGTCACCGACAACAAAGACAGTCGTTGCGGTCCATGCTGCAAAGCTCATGGTTCAAATACCCTACGCAGAGTTGCGTTAATCGTATTGTTATTGTAGCTAAGGTAGTCTGTTTTCCACTCCGTACACACAAACTTATCTGTGGTGCCGTAAGGGGTGGTCCAAGCGAAGGAGGTCTGGCCACGCGCTCCACGCAGGTAGGTGCGGATGGCATCTCGCTCGGTGTTGGTGCGCGATGAGAAGGTGAGGGGCCACTCGATCTGCTCTGGGTGTAAGCCGTAGGTCAATGTTTGCTTGTACCCGTCACCGAATGCGAGTGACTTGACTTTTGTGTTGTACTTTTGCGATGCGCCGAAATCTGGGACGTAAGTGAAGGCTGTGGTAGGGGCTGCTGGTGCTGCGAGATTAGGACCTTCGGGGGTGTAAGCCAAAACGAAGTTGGCGCTGATTGTGTTGAGGTAGCAGGAGTCCAGCGTTGACTCCCACTCGGAGCAGAGGAACTGAGCTGTCTCACCTAGGGGGGTTGTCCAAGTAAACGGAGTCGCGCCGGCAGAGGCCTCGAGGAAGCTGAGGATGGCATTGCGATCTGTGGAGTCTCGAGCGCTAAAGCTGAGTGCCCAGGTATCCACGATGGTGTAAAGGCCATCGGCTAGGCGCTTCTCGTAGTTGCCGTAGGCGACGGTGCGTAGGCGCAGTGTCGTTGTTTCCGACACCGGAAAATCAGGTGTGTACGCAAAGGTGGCCATTAGGCGAGGAGGCCTCCAGGGCGCTTTTGTCTCACAAGCTCTTGCTGGACCGCTGCCGCAATCACCTTACCGAGCTGGTTGGCATTGTCGTCTTTGCCTTGGGTGGTGCTGCCGCCTGATGCGTCCACATTGACAACGACGTTGGTCGTTCCACCGCCAGCAGCCATCACACCCAGCTTCCCATTAGCGCCTCGGGTGAGGGGCATGATGGCTTCCGGGCCAGCCTCACCCATAAGTCCCGTGCCGATTGCTCCACCGTTGGCGAAGGGGAAGAGGGTAGGACGATTGACGATGCCGCCCATCGCATAAGGGACGATGCCATTAGCGCCAAACACGTTGCCATTAGCGCTGCCAATGGCCGGGGGCATAAAGCCTCCTCCATACCCAATGTTGATAGGGCCAGAAGCAGCGGAGACTTTAGGACCACCAAACAAATTACCAATTGCTTCAGCGAGTTGCTTCACCACAAACTGCTGAATAATTATGCGGGCCATGTCGTTCAACAGGCTGGTGGCGAACTGGGCGAAGTTGGCCGTACCAGTCGTGGCGAGGCTGACAATGGAGTCTTCGATGCCCTTGAAGCCTTGCTGGGCCAGGCCGGCGGTAGCTTCGCGCAGGGTGCCGATGGACTCGACGTAACGTTGAGCGCCTTCGCGGAAGCCGAGGCTGTTAGCCAGGTTTTGCTCGAGCTCGTAGGTTTGCTTGAGTAGTTCAATACGCCTCTCATACGCGGTGTTGATTTCAGCGAGTGCGCCTGGCTGGTCAAGGGGCACTTGGGACGCTAATTGGTTGCGGCGCTCTAGGGCATCGTTTAGATCCAGCTGTAGCTTGACGTAGGCCTCCGAGTAGCCGCTCCTCTGCAATTCAGCGCGAATTGATTCGTTTTTAATTGACTTCTCGAGCTCTTGGTTCTGTTCGCGGAAAGCTTTGGATAGTGCCAGGGCAGCAGTTTCCCTACTGGCTGCTGTGAAGGCTGCTTGCTTTTCCTCAAGGAGTCTGCGTCTTTCAACCGCCTGTGCATAGTCCAGCTGTGCCGCACCAACATCACCCTGATCTGCCGTGGCACGGCGCTGGAGTGCTCCACCACCCGCACCTCCAATACCTAGCAGGCGCTTAACACGAGCAGTGAGTCCTGCCTCCTGTCCGGGGGGCACTTGGCTAGCAGGTACATCAAAGGCCAGACCGCTGTAGTGGGCAGAACCCGGAGTATGCCCACCTACCTGACCACGGCCTAGGAACTCTGTGACTCTGATTCCGGCGTTGGTGAGGATCTTGTAAGCCGCCTCGGCGGTGGCGCGATCTGCAAAAGCTGCGTGCTCGTGGTAATTGGCACCGCCGTGATCAGCTTGGTAGTAGGGACTGGATGGATCTCCAGTGATGTAACCGGTCATTCCGGCGGGAAGACCTGCCCGACCACTACCAGCAGCACCGCCCGTTACTGCAGCCATGCGCTGAGCTGATGTGATTGCCTGGGCTGCTTTGGCTACATCATCGTTGGCCTGGGCAAGCTTCTCGGCGTACTGCCGATCACGCTGGCGCTGTTGCTCAAAGATGGATGCGGCTTCACGCTCCACGCTGCCCATCCGCTCTAGGCGGTTCTGGGTCTCTAGGTCGAGTAGTTCCTTCTCCAGTTCGTAACGACGTCGCGCTAGGTCCTGTTTATGCTCAAAAACCTTATCTGCTAGGCGGATCTCTTGCTGAGCAATGGACTCGTTTAAGCGTTGGGCGTCATTAGCTAATCGGGCAGCATCTTTTTCTTCCTTGGTCTTTTTGTCTTTACCATCAGCTACTGGATTGGGAAAATTTGAGCCGGCGGCACCTGGACCTTGAACCTGTCTTCCTGTGCCCCTAATGTCTGCAAGCTTAGGCATAGGATTCCAGATTCTTTCTAGGGTTTGTGGAATAGAGTTGAGAGCTGCTGCGTCTGATTGTGCCGACGCGAGCGATATACGCTGAACTGCAGCAAGATCGCCCTTTGTAAGCGCAGCAAGCTGAGCAGATGATGAGGCAAGTTTCTTTAATGTAGCCTCTAAAACTAAGTTATTAACATAGAAAGCTGTTGTAAGTGCTTTTATGTGAAAGTCGATAAACTCAAACAGCGGTTGTAAGTCGCTCTTTGTTTTTCCAAGTTCCTTAAATAGGTCTACTATACGCTGTACAGGATCAGTCAAAATAGCAAAAGATGCACCTATATTACCATTACTATCTACAATACTGGGAGCTAAATTAGTGATAAAATCGGCAAAAGCACTCTGTAATTCGGCCCCGATAGGCGCCAAAGCTTTACCA